GTGAGAAAGCAGCATTATCTGCAGCAATCGTAAATGAATCCGAATAAAAATACATATCAATTGCTGGAGTTTCAGCTGGATTTGAACTAATTACATGAGAGTAAAGCAGCCAAGGTTCAAGTGCGGATTCGCCTAAATCTAAAACTATTGGAACTGTTACACCGTTGGCATTAATAACATCGCCTACTGAATATGCAGTTGTGTCTGCTGGTCTGATTATTGTTTTTCTTGTTATCATTTTATTATTTTATTATTTTTATTTATGTAGTTAATGGAATAGCGCAATAGTCAAGCGGATTAAAAGTTGAAACAGTTACATCAAAAAACCAACCGCCCAAATAATTATCTGTTCTTCCAACGTAATCAGTCAAATCACCAAATGAAATTTCATAATCAAATAAAGCTGGATTGTTTTTAAAGTATGAAATAAAATCTTTGCAAATGGAATTTGTATCACTTAAAACTTCTCTGCGATTAGAATTATCATCACGAACTCGGTCAAAAACTCCTATCTGAAATTTAAAATTATCCTTACCGCCATCACTTAATTTATTTATTTCAACGCTATTTCCAGTTATAGAACAAGTCAGAACAACAAATTTATTAGTCTTGCCCTCTGCGTATTCAAATAAATCACCCTCAAAAAACTCACTTATTTGTTCGTGGTTTGTCGCAAAGATATTTATTTCCGTTATTATTTGATTTAATGTACTCACTTATTTTTTCTTCTGGTAAAGATTTTAAAAACTTTTTGAATTTTAATTTTATTTTTTTATTGTCCTTCATATATTACGGTCTTTCATCACCCCAATATGGGTTCTCACTTATATTATTTCTTGTATCTTTTAATCTTGAACGAGTCCAAATTGGCGAAGTGAATGCACTTCTTCTCGGTCTTACTGTTCCTATTCCAGTATTTGTATTGTATTCTGGATAATCTTGATAGTTTTGTTTTATAAATCTGATTAATAAATCCTCATAACTTTCAGCTTTATTTTTCCAACCATCAATGATATATTTTAAATCAGTAGTTGATATTGGCGAAGAATTTTCACCGCTTCGTTCTTGGATTCCTTTTGCCATATAGCGAAACTTTAATGGTAATGAAATATCTGCCATTAAATAAGCAAGGTTACAAGGCAAAACATAATCATCAAGCAAAATTTTATTCGCTGCGGTCAAAGTATTTGCACCGCCTTGAACGGTTGGTAATTGAGAAATCAAAAGATTGTAAAGATTCGTTCCTAATATTCTTCTGATTTCTAATTCTTGGGTCATTCGAATAATTGGTGCAACTAAATCATAGTCAACATTATCATTGATAGTTGAATATTGCTGCAAATAAACTTGTGATATAAATAATTTTGCCATCTTAATTTATTTTAGTTTTTTTCATTCGTGTATATCCATTCCAAATATGCCTACAAACTGGCTCAATAACTCCGCTTTTTGTCATTGTAAAACCTCCACGATAATCAAAAGCATTCATTCCAAAATCATTTTTTATTTTATCAATCTTCTCTAAACTGATTGCCTTGTTATTATATTGTCCAACCATTTTTTTACAAAACGGATGGCTTGTTTCCAATAACAATTTTTGCCCTTTATTTTCTGGTGCTAACTCGTATTTATATTCAGTATAAATTTCAGTCTTATATTGTTCTGAAACTTTTTTTGCACCCTTCGGACTTGGAATAAAACCATCTTCATCAATAACTAAAAGTTTTTTTGATATCAAATGTTCAAGTTCCTTTTGTACGATTGCAGAATCAATTTCAAAATTAGCAGCCAATTCATCAAGTGATATTGCTGGATTCGCATTATACTGTTCTAATATTGCAGTTCTTAAATCTTCAACTGCAACTTTTAATGGAGTTGCTAAATGTATTTTTTGATTCTTTAATTCTAATTGTAATGCTTCGGCAATTGAACGAACTGGAGTAATGGAAACAATTTCATCTTCTTCATTTACATCATGGCAATTTTCCTCAAACCATAAAAAAAAATCCACCTCTTTTTTTGACTGTTCTGATAATTTAGTAATATTAGTTAGTGCAATTTCTGGCAATCCATCTTCCTCTGCTATTCCTAAAAATTCCAACGCTTCCGAATCACTTAATCCGAATCCCTTTAATAGAATCATAGCTTGTTCCTTCGTGGTTTTTCCTTTATTATAATCTTTTACCACCGCAATAAGATTTGCAGTTTGCCTTCTGCTTAAAGAATTCAACGCCTCATTTGCAGTTCCTTGTTCAATTGAAATATTATTTCCTACTGGATTAATAGTCAAATCATCTGGAATGTCAATGCCATAATAATCAACAATGTAATTATAAATAATTTCTGGTGATTTAGAATTCAAGGAAGCAACAACAGTTTGGTTTTCTAATGGCAAAGGTCTGTTCACTCCCTTTACTTGCTTAATCCAAAATTCAGCAACTTGTCCAGAAAAACATTCAAACAATTCGCTTAGTGTATCAAGTTTCGGTTGCTGCTCAACAGTAACGTATTCAGAAATAAATAATTCATGCGCCAAATCAATTTCATTTCTATCACCTAATTTTCCCTCAACTAATATTTTAAATAAAGCACCGTTCACATTATGACCAGTAAGAATTTTTTGTTGATTCCTTTTTGAAAGTTCTTGATATTGTTTGTCCAAATCAGAAGCATTTAAACTCAACACTTCCGCACCCTTTGAATCCCTTTCTGAAAAAATAATTGTAGGCTTACCACCATTTTCTTCACCAGTTTTTTCCTCAAGCAAAGATTCTGCAATTGCATCCTTTTCTTCAATAGTTCCCTCTGCGCCACTAATATTAATTATTTGTCCGCTTGACCAATTGTTTTTTACATACTGATTAAAAAAAGTAGTTATGCGAACATCGGTATCAATATCTTGCGTACATGAAAAATATTCTGGTTCTGGATAAAGATTTCCAAATTCATTTACATTCGGATTGTTGTCTTTATAAATATAGATTGCAATTTCCTTACAACCTTTATACCAAACTGGATATTTTCTTTTTACCTCATTCCATTTTCCATGTCTATGAATAACGAAAACATATTTTCCGCAAGGACTGAAACGGATATTTCCAAACTCGATATGATAATATTGTAATGGAGTTCCGATTAAATTTGGAACAACTTTCAATGCATAAGCACCAAATAAAACTTTTGACTTGTCAATTAATTTGGAAACATCAAACCAACTTTCTTTTGGATTCGCTTTGATTAGCCAACGTTCAGCAAGTTCATTATCAGTTTCAATTTCTAATCCACTTAAATATCTTGCCTTACCCTTTACAATTGCGCCATGTTCCGCATGATTATTGAACCATTCAATTAATTCATTTGGAAATTTATTGTTTTTACCCCAACTAACATAGCCACGAATTGAATCATATTTATAAATAACTTCTGGTGCGGTTTGAGCCTTCAGCGTTAATTTATTTTTATCAAGTATTTTTGTTGCCATTATGGAGTTGGAATGTAAGAAATGTTTTTAGTGTTCGCAGATTCATAAGTTATAATAGGACTAGTGCCAATTTTTATAACAGTTGCAAGTGATTGCTCTACTTCCGAAGTTGTCAATGTTGGGTCAAGATTTGTTGAACTTGATTGCTCGTAAATCCAATATTGATAAGTTCCGATTGGTAAATTAACTTCACCAACTAATGGATTTGGATTTGCTTTATCTTCAATAGTAAATTTATCATATCGCTGCTTTTCTGTGCTAGTATTCGCAGCTATGCAATAATAAAAATCATTCGTTTCTTCTTTCTTAAACTGGAATAAAAAAAATGGATTAACTAAAGTAACTTTTTCAGTTACAGTTACAATAACTTTATCGTTGATTGTATTTTTAGTTATGTTAATCATTTATACAAATCTAATACTTTAAAAATAAAAAAAGCAGCCTAGTGCTGCTTTTTTAAAATATTTATTCAGCCTAATTATACCGCTGGAAGTAATTGCGCTGGAATCAAACCACTTGCCACTTCGTAAATTGGCAACGTTTCTTGTCCTTCAAAATGCATTTTCATTCCATTAAAATCAATCAAAGCAGTTCCGCTTTCAACACCCCATGTCATTAAATCCATTCCAGAATCATAACCGAACATATAATAAACTCCAGCTCTTGATTCAACAATTATCATTAAAGTATTTTGTGCAACCAATTGCATTTCTTGTCTTACCGCAGTTGTTAATCCTTTAATTGTAAAATCAACCATTGGTGCATAAGAAATTGAACCACTTGCTTTTGTCCAAGCACCATTGTCAGAGAAAAAACCCATTTCTTTGTCCAATAAATATTCTCTGAATTGCGTTCCAACTTGCAAATCAAGTGCGGTCATTACTC